GAACCGACGCCACAGTGGACGACGGGTCGGAGCCGTTGGTGCCCTTGTCCGTGTTGCTGTAGATGTAGCTCAGGACAGCGCCGACAGCGCGGGGAGTGCCGGGGGCACCCGCCGCCCGCTTCTGGTTCGCAAGCACGATGGTTTCCATATCGCGCTTAAGCTCCTTGCCCTTGAGCATGACCTGGTAATCCAGTTCATCCTCGCGGCCGGCGGCATCCACGGAACGCTGCGTGCCCGAAACGCGCGCCACCTTGTCCGAAATCTGGCAGTAGTTGCCGAGACGGACGGTCGGGGTCGCGGTGTCGGTCGTGGCGTCGTCGCCCTCTAGCACGGAGTTCGTGCTGTCTGCGGCGGCAAGCGCCTGAGTCTGCCATTCGTGATAAACCGCGCTCGCCTTGGTCTTGGCGATACCGGAGATGAACGGCGTTTCAGTCGGATCGACGTTGTAGATGACGTTAGACAAATCCTCACGATTACCAATCGCGGAATACGTGAGGAAGGTTGCTGCATCGACAGCCATTGTTCTTCTTCTTTCTTGAGGTTATCGACGGGATGCGGCGCGCTGTGCCCTGAGTAGTTCAAGGCCGGCTTGCACTGCTGCATTGCCCCTCGCGTTGCTGAGTTTCTGCGACGCCTCCTCAACTCGGGCGACAAGCTGCGCGCCCTTGTTCGGAGCGGCACCGGGCCGCTGTACGGGGGGAACAGGTTTCGGGGTCGGTTTCGAGACGCTGGCTTTGGCCTCGCGATACTTGACACCATCCAGGAGGAGTAGCTGCAAGCGGTGATCCCGGAGAGACAATGACGCCTCGCCGTTCCACAGTTGCCCTAGTTCCTGGTCATTGAAGCCAAGGTCTTTGAGGACTCCACGCGCACCATCCGCAACCTTTCGAGCGCGCTCCGGGTCTTTCAGTTCCGGCGCACGCTCTGCAAGTTCTGCATCCTGCTTCGAGGCATAATCGGACCACTGTTTCTTGTACTCAATGGCCTGCCGCTCTTGGACCTGCTGGAACTCACGATGGACGGCGGCGACCTTTTGCTGGTGGGCCGTCCATTTAATGAATCGCAGCGGGTCGTCATCACAGAGCTTTTCGATGTCAGCGGGCGTCTTAACGTCCGCGAACTCGCCTGCCTGCTGGTCCTGCAAAGCTTGGAGCAGTTGGGGTAGTGCTGTCTCGTATTGCTTGCGTGCCTGTTCCGCCGCCTGCCGTTCGGCTTCAATCTGCTTTCGGGCATCAGCGACTTCGTTCTGGCCGCGACGGATTGCTGAATCGCGTTCCTGTTCGCGTTGCAGGATTTTCTCCTGCGCTTCGCGAGGGTAGGTCGCAAACTCCTCTTTCCATTCTTTCGACCATGACCTGGGCGGCTCGATGGGCGGCAGTTCTGCCGGTTCTTGTGCCTCGGTCGTCTCAGCGCCCTCATCGGGTTCGCTGTTTGGCGTTTCCGCCAATTCCTGCGGCGGCTCTGCCGGCGCTTCCTTTTCGGGCGCGGGCGGCTCTGCCGGTTTATCTCGGGTCTTGCGCCACTCGCTTAGAGCCCTGGCGGCCTGGCTGACATCAATCGGCGTGTTGCTTTGCTCTGCCGGGGCGATTGCGGGAATCGTAACGACTTCCGCCTCGGGGGCAGCGTGGACATCGGACATTTATTGCCTTCTTTTTTTTGGGCGATCTTGCGCGGTCGCCGTCGCGTTACTTGCGTCTCCCTGCAATCTGGGCCAGGTGCGCTTTGGCGACCTTGCCGTTCTCGACAACATATTTCAGATGGTCTTTGACCTTGCCCAGCAGGTTGATTGCCTGCCAAAGACGTTCACGCTTGTACGTCTCAGCCTCGGCAGCGCCCGTGCTGCGCCACGCCGCGTAATATTCGCCTTCAAGTTTCGCGAACGCCTCTTTCAGCATGTCGTCATCGAGAAGCGCCTGAGCGCGGGCCGCACGGGCCGAATCCGCGATCAGTTTGTTCTCGTCAATCTCGGGCTGCACTCGCGGCTTCCATCTTCTGCTCGTGCGACTGCTGGCCCTGCGCCATCTTGTACATGCCGGACTGGATGGCCTGCTGATGCGCCTCGCGCTTCATCTCAAGGTCGGCTTGATGCTGTTCACGCTTGAACTGCATCTCCATTTCCTTTTCCTTCACGCTCAATTCAAAGTTCAGCAGGGCCAACCGCTCCTCAAGCTGAGCCTTGCGCTCAGCCATCGCCAAGTCCGCAGAGGTCTTTTGCTGCTGCGTCGCAATGTCAGCCTGTGCTTGAACCCGCTCGATCTGCGCCTTACGCTCGTCGGACTGCTGCTCAAGCTGCGCCTTTGTCTGCAACTCGATCAGCTTGGAATCTGGCTGCGGCTGCAACGGCGGCTGCGTCTTGGGATCGGTGAAGAACGCATCCACGTCCTTCTGATCCGCGAGCTTCGTCATCTCGGCGGCAAGGTTGTAGATGTTGTCCGGCGTTACGATGTTGGACATGCCGCCCAACAGAATCTTCTCCTGCGCCTGCCCGAGAATGGACAGCCGCGCCATCTGCTCGGCACGCGAGCCGGTTCCAAGACCGACCTTGACCGTCAAGTCCTTCCTGGACTTCCACTGCCTCGGATCGACAGGAACCCAATTGTTCCTCAAACGAACGACTTGCGCCTGCTGGCCGTGCTTCTTGATCGTCGCGTGAAGCAACCAAAACAGGTCACGGATGCCCGTCTCGGCAAAGATACGGGCAATCAACCGGACGCGCGCTTGAGACGCCGTAAACGCCTGGTTGACAGCCGTGGCGCTCTGGTTCTGTAGCGCGTTTGCATCAATGCCCTGCCCGGTCTTGGTAACTCCCGTGCGCCACTCCCGCGTGGCGTCCATGTACTCAAGGGCCGGATACACGGACGGGGTAACGTCAATCGACTTCTGATAGGCAATCGTCGCGTTCGGATCGCCCTTGACGCGGACGATCTGGTTCGGACGCGATACCAGCAAGTCATCCAGCGTGTTCTCGGATGCCCCGTTCTCCGACACAACCACGCGCGGGTTGAGCGAGATGTAGAGGCTGTCCAAGGCACCGCGCCACAACGCCGTCTTGATGCGCTGAATGTCGAGGACCAAATCCGCCAGCGACTTGCCGTAGAACCGATGTGTGACAATAACAGGCGTCATCGCCGCGAACGGCACAGCATCGAACTCGACAATATCCGGCTCGCCATCCAACAGCAGCACTTCGCCGCTCTTGCCGCTCGTCGTTACTTTGTAGAGGCAGGTTGTACCCGAACCCTCATAGTCCATCCGTATATAGTGCTCGGTAATCTCGACCTGCCGGGCGCCACTGTTAACCGTGGCGTCCATGCTGTGGTCTTTGTCCAACGTATCGCGGCGTTCTTCCTCGACATTGGAGAACGCCTTGTACGTCGGCAGTTTCTTCACCTGGGCCTCGTCGTAGCCCATCGCGATCAGATCGGCCTCAGTCCGATCCACGATCTTGTGAAAGCAGTAGTTGCAGTCCCGGATGCTTCTGGCGCCCGGCTCGATACCGAACTCCTCGGGCGGCACACCCATGACGCGGGCATAAGCCGTGGTTTTCTTCATCGACACTTTGATGTCGTGAAGCCCGTTGTCGTTCGGATAGGTGTGTTCGATGATCTCGACTTCCGGGTTCGACGCGATCAGCGCGTATTCGTCCTCGGACTTGTCGAGATAGGTTTCCTTCTGTTCGTCCTCAGTTTCCTCCCACCAGACCTTTGCAATTCCGGTCTTGGAGAGAAGCGCATCCTTGATGAACGAATAGAGGATCAAGAACCCCGGATTGAGGCTCATAAAGACGTGGTTGATATAGTCCGTTTCTTGTTCGGCGGCCTGATCGTCCTCGGGGCCAACCGGATCGAACTTAACAACCTGATCGCCGCCCGCGAAAATCTCCATAAGCGACGGCATGATGCCTTCAATGGTGTCGGAGACATCCATCGAGACAGCGGATGAACGGCCCGGCTGTGCGGGCAAGTCGTCCATTTCGCCGTTATAATAGGCCAGGGCCTTCTCGCGTTCATGTGCGAGGTCAGAGCCATCCGCTTGTGCAGCCGCATATTGCGAGGCGCATAGCGTCTTGACCTCGGTTAGCGAGAGTTTCATTCACGCCTCTTGTTGGGCGGTTAAACGATGCCGGCGTTCGTGTATGTCAGCGTCCGGCTGAAATCTTTTTTCTTCATGCCGTCCAGCGACATTGCCAGATAGCGGAAGCTATCCGCCGCGTGCGAGGTCCAGTCATGGACGGGGCGAGGCTTCAAAGCCTGCAACTTGTCGTCATACTCAGCGCGGTAGAGTTTGAGCGCATCGACCCCGCGCGCGCATTTCACCGCATCAAACCAGCACTTCGGAAGCATCACGCGAACCGCGTTGATGCCGTCCTCAACGCGGTGCATCGGCGCGACCGTCGTGTCCCGAAGCCCCAAGCTGTCCAACACTTCTAGCCTGGTCTTGCCGGTCCCGAGTTCCTTGGCCTGGGCGTCATGCGGTACGATATGCCCGCCGTAAACGTAGGGCCGCGACTTGATGACCTGGACGTAATGCCCGAGATCGGCCCCGCTCGCCTCGTAGTAGTCGATCAGCCGGATTTCCTTGCCGACGCGCTGGGCAAACCAGATCGAGGTCGCATCGCGGATGCCCAAGTCCCAAGACGTGAACACCTCAGCAGTCGGCTCGTAGGGGACGCCGGATATGCGCTTGTCCATGTCGGCTTGCGCCATCAGCTTGCCGTAGTAGGCACCGACGATAGCGGCGTCGAACGAACATTCAAACTCTTGGGCGTACTGATCTTCTGTCAGATCGCGCTTGGCTAGTTCCAGTTCGCCTTCAGCGATCAGGCCCGTCTCCGACGCCTTGAGCATCAGAGAGAACCAGCCATCGTCCTTCCTGCTGCGTTCCCAGAGCTTGTAGAACTCGTTGCGGCCCTTCGGGGTGCCGATGAACACGGCCCAACCCTGACGGTCGGCTAATGCAGGGCGGATGACCTCGGACCACACTCGGGGGTCCATGTCTGCAAATTCGTCGAGCACAACTCCGTCAAGATAGATTCCGCGTAGTGCGTCGGCGTTATCAGCGCCGTATAGTCGTACTTGCCCCCCGTTGTGATAATCGACCCGTAATTCTGTTTCATTGACCGTAGCGCCCAGATCGCGAAGCGGCGCGATAGCAGCACGCAGATAGTCCCAAGCAACCGTCTTGGACTGCTTAAGGTAGGGGCTGAGGTATGCAAAGCGCGGCCTCACCTTCTGGCAACGGAGCGCGCCGTCCTGTAGATCGTTGATGCAGGCCACGGTCTTGCCCGCGCGGCGGTGCGCCACGATACAGGCAAAGCGTTCTGTTCTCTTGTGAAACGGGACGAACTGCTCTCGGGGACGGTAGGCGCAGTCAATCGTCTGACGCACGCGGCACGCCGGTTACGATCTCGCGGACGGTGATCGCGTCGTGGTCGTCATCGCCAGCAACAGGCTGCGTCGGCTTGCCCCAGCCACGATCTAGCAGGGCCGTAGCAGCCGCGACCCGAGCCGCAGGGGCGCTCTCTGCCTCCCGCATAATGCCGGCCAGCACGTTGATGGCGCTCTCCGTGTGCGCCCGTGCCAAAGATTTGATTTGTGTCGGGGTCTTAGCCACTTACGTTAATCCAGGTTATGCTCTGGCGACCGTCTTTGAGCCGACGCCGGACGGATGCGCCTTGTATAGCGCGGTGTATTCAACCAGAATCGTTGAGTGATCGGCTTCCAGTGCCTTGCGGTACTCCCGGTCGATTGACTCCGGGGTTTGAAGCGTCACAACACGAACATTGCGGAGCATTGTCTTGAATGCGTCCGTAAAGTCGTCGTCGTGCTGTGGCCCTGGGTAGAACGGCGACGTGATCGGGGTGGCGACCCGTATGATAACCTTGGGGGTGTACTGCCCCTTGGAGTATGTCGGGATTCTGTCCAGATGGTTCACGATCTGGTTCGTCGCGCAGATCATGAAATTCCAGCGCGGGAATATGCAGATCGGGATTTTCCCTTCAAGGGCGAGCCCGATGCAGTGGCCCATCTGAAAGTCTTCCGCGACAGGGAACTCCAACAGCTTCTCGGGTGGAACGCCCGCTAGAGTATCCGTCATAGTCGTGCCGGCGCACCCAACCCCCTGTCCGACGAATACCGTGTCCCTGTGCTTCGATAAGTCCTGCATCGTCTTGCAGAGTTGATCGAAGTACATCAGAACCTCACCCATTGGCCTATGCCGGCGTGAGGACGGCCCAACGTGAAATAGTACCGGATCAGGTCATGGCCCCTGAATTTGTCGCCCCATGATTTTTTGGTGTCGGTGCAGACAGATTGCCCGTTGTCCTCGATCACCCATTTGATCGGCAGGCCGTGGCCCGCTGCGTATTTCATCGCCTCGTGGACGATGCCGCTCTCCGCGCTCATGTCACCAAGGAAACACCAAACTCGGTTTTCGGGGCCGAACGCTTCATCGTTCTTGCGCTTGAGTTCCGTGGCGATCCCCACTGCAATCGGTGCAATGCCGCCGACAATTCCAGAGCACAAGATTTTCTGTTTCTTGAAGCACAGGCTTACGGAATGCCCCTCAAGAATGGACTGCTTCAATTCGTCAGCCGGAACGCCCTTCAACAAACAGTGGTAGTGTGATCTCCACCCGCAAAGAACCCAATCCTCGGGCTGAACCGGCTTGAAGATGTCGATAAGCTGGCCCTCGTTGCCAGCACTCAGATGGATTGGGGATTTGATCTCGCCGCGCCCGAAGGCTTGGGCAATATCTTCCTCAAACGCCAAAAGGGTTTCTGGCGTCCATTCAGTCTGCATCCATCACCTTGATGTTCGGCCTTCACCCGCGTCTCATGCGGGCTATCCCGTCTGGGACCCGTCATGCACCCGCGTTATGCAAAGGGTGGCGGGCGGCCTCGCGCGACTCAAAACGCATTTATATACTTGACTTAGCAACCCGCCCGGGGCTTCGGGCTTCGCGGCGCCGCGAGCCTGGGGAATCCAGAGAATGCAAGCAAGCAAACTTCCCTTAGACTCGAAGTGCGACGGCCTCAACTATAACTGCCGCGAGCGGGTGCAACACCCATGAACCCAAAGAGCTTTCGCCTGTTCATCAAAATTCCCTCGCGAGCGCATCCAACCCAATCTGAGCAGCCCGCGCAACGTACTTCAGATCGCCCCAGTCCTCGCCGTATGCCGCCAAGGCCATCACCGCGTGAAACACCCGCTTGGGATGCTTTTCGAGGATGT